ATGGGACGACAAATAAAACCTTACAAATATTACGTTCGAAGTATCAATGGGAAAAACATATGGTATTACTCAATATCAAAAGCGTCTGGTATCCCCCTGGAATTGTGCGAGGACAGAAAGAGTAGCGGAATTGAGGCAGAACTTGATAAAGAAGGAAGGCCAAAACGAACAAGTGAGCAAAGGATCGTCCGTTTCTGTTTGAATAGAATACGACAGCTTAGAGAGGGAGCTGAATCACCTTCCCCGACCTTAGCTGAATTCCTTTCCCCTTATTTTACACCACAATGCCCTCATATCACGAGGATTCTTTCAGACGGGAAACGCTATTCTAATGCCTTTCGGAAGAACCAACGATCCAGGCTTGATCGATACGTCCTTACTCATCCTATCGCAGACCTCCGACTGAATGAACTTATTCCAGGCGATTTCGACGACTTTAAAAAAGACCTTCTGCAACAGAAAATCGGTATTAGAACGATAAATCTCACGATTGGAGCAATAAAAACGGCAATTCATGAAGGACTCCATCGTGGAGAGCTTTTGAGTGATCCGACTCTCGGAGTCGGCAACATCCAAGAAGATGCCGAAGAACGTGGAATCTTCTCTATACAAGAGCTCGGAAAAATATTTGCATACCCTGAGGGGCTTCGGCTTTGGGGCTATGATTTGAGCTATTCCGGATCTCCGTCCGGAAAGAAGATTTTGCCGATCTTACCATACACATTTGCTTTGATGATGTTCACAACAGGAGAACGACCCTCTGCTATTCTTCGCCTCAATTGGGGAGATATCGAAGGCGATATGGTAACATTCCGCCAGACAAAAGCCACAGGGCCAAGGAGCGTTCCTATCATCGAAGGATTGGTAACAACTCTGCAGGAGTATGCTGATACCAGGATACGTATAAATGAAAATGATCCTGTTTTCTGTCATGACGACACTGGCCAGCGTTTAACATATGCGTTTTTCCCAAAACGTTTCGCCCACATGATGGCGACGCTCGGTTTGCCGGCGGATGACGCAGACGGACGAAAGCGCACGCCCTACTCGCTTAAAAGTTCTTTGATTACTCACCTCATTGACGGTGGTGCTGATCCCATCCTTGTACGGGAATATGTAGGACACTCACACGGGACGGGTGAGAAACGGCTCACCAGGGTACAAAGTAGATATAAAAAAGCCCAACGCGAAAGGCTAAAGATATTATTGCCGGATATTGAAGCCATAGTAGCTGGAAATGTAGGAAAGGAACTATCAACTTAGTAAACTGCATTTATTGACACGTGTTATTATACGTATTATATTTGTTATTCAACAGGGAGTGATTATGGACTCGCGGGAAATAATCAAGATGCTTAAAAAAGATGGATGGGTACTTATGACAGTACATGGAGACCATTATCATTTTAAGCATCCCTTGAAACCCGGGAAGGTTACTGTCCCGCATCCAAGAAAGGATGTTCCGAAAGGGACTTGTAATTCAATTTTGAAGCAGGCAGGACTCAAATAGTCCGCAGGAGGATTATGATGAAAAAATACATCTATCCGGCAGTTTTCGAGCCTGAAGACAACTACTATAATGTGTCTTTCCCAGATTTGCCTGGCTGTTTTACTTTTGGGAGAGGGTATGAAGAAGCTTTGGCAATGGCTGAAGAGGCCTTACGCGGTCATCTTTATAGTTTAGAAAATGATGGCGACCCTATACCTACACCCTCAAACCCTGTGAGCATCAAGGTATCTGACGGCTGCTTTGTTTCTCTTGTTACTGCTTGGATGGAATTAGTCTATTCAGAACAGGAAAATAAATCGGTCAAGAAAACTCTTACAATTCCTAAATGGCTCAATGATGAGGCTGAAGAATTACATATAAATTTCTCACAAGTTCTACAAAAAGAACTTACAAAAATTGTTACGCATCAAGGATAGCGGTCGTAGCTACCCCATCGATCAAAACACAGCCTGCAGCACATTCACGATAATAGAGGCGGCGAGGGCCGTGCCCCCGGCTTTAAGGGCCATTCCCTGCCGCCGGTTCCGCCTCTCTAAGCCTTCGTATTTCATCAAGAGCTCTTGATAGTCCTTCCTCAGCCCGTCCCGCTCGCTCTGCAATGCTGCTACTTTCGTTTTTCGCTCCTCCGATTCGCTCTGTAAGCTCTCCAGCCTCTTTTCCGTATCCTGCCACTTTCTCTCGAAGCTCTGCGAGCTCTCCCTCGTACGTTTCAACTGCTCGCTCATACTCATCGCTGAGCTTTTGATACTCTGTATCTCGCTCTTGGCCTCGACTATCGTACTCTGCAGCTCGTCCACTATTGCCTCTTCCTGAGCGGTAAGTGCCCAGGAGGAAGCCAGCGGAAAAACACACAAAAAGAGTAAGGATAATGCTAATAATTTTGCGCATCTCAATCCTTCACCTCGATACTGATCTTCGGGCCATGGACCGATATCACCGACGGAAGGATCAGCCACACCATGGCCAGCACATTGGTAACAAGGGCCATTTCCATCTGTCCCCTTGAGTAAAAGACTCCGGAGAAGTAGTCGATGACAAACTTGATGTTCACCGGGAAGGCAAAAAGGAAACCGATGATTGTCGCCACCTTTCCTTTCTCTCCCAGAGCCTTCCACAGTTTTATGATAAGCTTTTTCATGCCGCTACCTTCCCGAGATCGAGGAAGATCCTCTTTGAACGAAGCTCCCCCTCGCTTGCAGTCTTGCTGAATGGTGCCCAGGGATCATAGACGGTCACACCCCGGCCATTCCCCAGGGTGAAATGGTAGATGTACTTGCGCATCCCATCATCCCACCTGCGCCATAGGAGTATTTCTATCTCGTCAGGCTTGCAGGTATAATCCACATCCTTTTTGCCGAGGTAGCGGACACGAAGGCCGAAGATGCGGAAGATCCCTGCGGGGTCTGCCACATACATAAAGGTTCCAGGCGCCTCCGGGTCCTCGGTCAGGTATCGACGGCGCTCTGCCTCTACAACAGAGCCGATAAAATCTTCTTGTGAGATTACCTTTTTCGTTCTGCCTGCAACCCCTGCCGAGATCGAAGTTGCATAGCATCCCCACTGCTGCACCCGATCCGGCATCCCAATACTGTTTTGATAATACATACGTCTTCATCCTCCCAAAACAACGGGGAGTAATCCCCCGATAACAGATCCCAAGAATCCACACACCATCCCGACCACCACGGCATGGTGTTCAAAGTTCTTCTTACGACGGCTCACCACCGGACAGGTCGCCTCACGGCCTGCAATAAACTCCTGGAGGCTTTCCTTGAGCTCCTCAATCTCCCGGCTGTTTCTCTTCGTGATCGAAGCGATCCCATCCCCGTTACTGCCGATGACCGCAAACCACAGCTGGTAGATCATTTCTTCCTGCGTCTCAGGCCGCTTCACCGACACATTCAGGCTCCCTGCTTCTCTTCCTCACCCATGGACAAGAGCCCGAGCGCTTCAATGGCCTCAAGCTCCGCAACCGACAGCTCTACATGCTCAAGATCCTCTTCACTCAAGCGCTCTTTCGGCCGGTCCACTTCACTGCCCAGGACCTCGTTTGCCCACGTGATGTACTTTTCAAAAGCGGGGTCCTTCTGTTCGATGACAAATCCGTTCGCCTCATCTTGCTTTCCATGCTCCCTGATATAATCGCCCTTTAACTCTTCCCATTGGCGCAGTTCACCGGAAAGCGCCTTAATCGCCTTCCGTAACCTAAACACCCGTTTTGCCGGAAGCTGTACAGTACGCAGCTTCTCAATCACGGCTTTATGTGCCACAATCATTCCAAGTTTCATTCCTCTTCCTCCTCTTAATCCCAGATAATGAGTTCTAAATAAAAATTGATTGCCGTTAGATTGCCATCCGAACAGGTTAATATGGTGTCATGCTTATAATCGTAAAAGCGAATGTACGAGGACGTTTTATCCTTATAGATAGCGGTAATTAAATAGGGTATTGTATTAGCATGTCTGGCACTTGCTAATATCGATTTGTGTTCATCCGCACTTATATAAGAATCGATTGCATCATAGATATCATTTTGTGTGTCGGTATACGTAAATTGAAATGCTACGATCCGACACTGGGATGTGCCCACAGGCTGATACCGCAAGGTTTGTGAATCACTGATCACTCCGCCGGTCGCCCGTATGGTCCCGTTGACATACAGGGTTGCCGTTGACAGCTGTGATCCTCCAATAACCACATGCCCGGTGGAACCTTTTACGAAGATTCCGTACTTCGATGAATCGGTGCGAATATGGATGTCGCCCGCTTCATTCGTTTGTACGATGAACGGGCCCGTTCCCCGATGATAGATTCCCGCAGCAGAGTCGGCCCCGCTATTGCGTATGATACGAAGGCCATACTCGTTATAGGTGGTATCTCCAATGAGATCGATATACGCAGATCCGTCTGACGAGCGATTGTATCCGAGCCCAAGCCGTTCGCTTCCATAGAGAGGACCTGTCACCAGTAAAGCGTCCATCTTCGCACCGCCGGCAACCAGAAGTTTATAATCCTGTGCATCCGAGGTACCTAAGGACAGAGCCCCGGCAACAAGTTGAGCATTCCCTCCATGCTTATAGGATGCATCACTGACAAAGTGCCATCGATTGGTCGACCCATCGTGCCAGATATGGTCGATATTGCTCCCCGACCGGTCGCTAAAGGCCCCATCATTATCGTTTGCAATAATGGCGTAATTGTTGAGGTATACATCGTGTGCGCTAAAAGCTCCGTTCGCCTTGAGATTCCCGTCCCAGGTAAAAAAAGAGGCGGAGAGGTCCATAAACCCAACGACATGATTGTTCCCGGTCGCCACGAAGTTCACGAGCCGGTCCGATTCGATCGAGATACCGAGGGCATCCGGCATGCCGGCAGGATAGGAAGTAAAAGCAGAGCGGGCCTTGCCGAAGATAACCCGGCCTTCTTCGGCCTTGATCCCATCGGCCACCAGGGACAGAAGAAGCGCTTCCGTCTCATCAAAGAAATGCACTCCCTGTCGTCCGGCATTCGATCCCACCCGAAGGATGGCCTTACCGGTGCTACTGTCCTGGATCTCTAAGGCCGCATCATCCTGGAGCACATACTGTCCGTTAACAAGGCGCATCTCTCCCCTGATCTCGATCGAATCCCCGTCCGCCGTCCAGAAGCCGAAGATGGTAGAGGCAAGGCTTTTTGTTCTGTCCGAAGGATCAGAAAGGCCACCGAGGTATCCCATGGCAACCCGAGGCTCGGCCCCGGCAGCCCCCCACACCTCGATACGGTTGTCTCCGGGATCAAGCTCTATCCTCGCTTTTCCCACCTCATCCGAGCGTATGGCGGTGGCCGAAAGCAGCCAGTTGCCGACCCGTCCCGCATTGGCTCTGATCCCCGAGGCATCGAGGATCGTATCCCCCGCCTTGATGGCGCCTCCCGAGAGGGTCAGGCTTCCATCTATGGTCAGGTCATGGAGTATGCCGTACAGGTCCCCACGAAGCCACACGTTGTTAAAAAAGGCATCTCCATCCCCTCCAATCTTCCAGCCGGAAACACCCTGCTTGTAGTCGTCACTTTCAATACCGTTACCGGCGGTGATCTTCCCTTGAAGCTCTGAATCACCGGAGAGAAACAGGTCCCCGTGGACCTCAAGACGTGATCCGTCCCACTTGATGTAGTTATCTCCATCCCCGAGAAAGGACCAGGTACCATCATTATTAATGACTGCCGTCCAGAGCTCTCCATCAAAAAAGCCAAGGGCGGTTGCCGTCATATAGAGCCCTGCCACCGTGGTGTCAATGTCCACCAGTTGATTCCCATTGACCGGCTGTATAATGCTCCCGTCAGACTCAAGGCCCATATCTACACGTTCGGCTACACTCTTCGCCTCATCCGGATTGGTCGGCACCACAATCTGCCCTGCAACAACCGTCCCGAGGATGGTTTCAAGCGGGGCCACACTTACGCCCTCGTATTCCCATATCTCCGTTTCAACATCCCAGCTTCGGGAAGTGATACGAACGGTATTTGATATGCCGAGGGAAAGGGAGCTCACCGTAACGTAGCTTCCAAGGCTTTTTTCGGTAAGACTTTTAAACGTGTAATGAAGTCTTCCTGTGGTAATCGAGGAATACAAAGCGTTTGCAAGCTCGGTTGCCGCGTCATCGTCATACAGGTAGTTGGCTGAATACTTTTTCAGTTTGCCCGTGCTCTCCGGCCTTGAGAATACAGAGGTTTTCTTTTGATCCTTGTAAACAATATCGAGATCACCGGTTACCTTGATCTCATTGATAAGCTGGCCGTCTGCAAGGTTAAATTGGAATTCCGAATAGGTTGTTGCATGGTTTTCCATAACAAGGTCATAGACACCGAACAACTGTCCCATCCCTAAAATATCTATCCATGTGCTGTGTCCAGGCTCCGGACCGAAAGAAACCCACGTATACCCATGGAGTTCCAGTTTTTGGTTTTCAGCTCCGACTATCTCATAATTTGAACTACCAATATCGAGATTGTAGTCACAGCGATAGGGACCATCTGCCGGCCAGAGCGCCGGACCTTCAGCATCCTGGCCGCTATTTGATGCTATCGATTCCCATTTATCAACCTTCTCATAGTAGAGGGTAAGCCCGGTAAGCTTCTCATACTGATTGAAGGATACCTGTACCTGCTCCGCCTCAGAATCCTTTCTCTCAACCTCCAGAGATCCTATGATATTTTGTTCACTGAAAGCCCCGTCCGCTTCGACAGAAGAGGATGCCCAGTCGTAGATGTCGATCACCCCGTTAGGGGATACGTTGTAGAGATGATGGTAATCCCAGAGGATTGCCGCAAGATCGTCCGCATAGCTGTCTCCGGAAGCAAAGGTGAGCTTCGGGATAACCTCGTCTATGGTTTCGCTTATACCGATGTACTGCTGAGGGTAGCCTGCAGAGGACAATAGGAGGTGGACGATCGAATGATCGGGGTCTTCCGGGTCACAGATCTTCCCGTCCGTTATCATCACGTCGTCCTGCAGGGTGGATTCAAGCAGATACCCATAGTCATAGATCTCGAAGTCGATGGTTCGGTCGTTATCGGTGACCTTGTACTTGGTCACCGGCCGGGAGAAGCCGCGAAACCAGATCACCCCGTCATGATAGATCTCACACGGAATGGTGCCGGTACACTGCAAAAGTCGAGTACTAAGGGCCGGGGTGAGGGTACAAGAAAACGTGGCTGAACCTAAAGCAGGTTTGAAATCATCGTCATGAAGCTTCTCGGTGAGTTTCAGGGAGTCCCTGACAAGGTCATCTCCTCCGTAGCCGGTGATATCGACCCAGCCGTCCCCGTAATCAATGAGAATTTGCCAGCTCATCGTCAGGCTCCCCACTTCTCGACACGGCCGGATGACTGGCCGCGCTTTACCGTCTGGACGATGTACTTTGCAAAGGCCTCCGATCCTCCGGGACCGTACACGCTGTCCACATGCACCTGTACCGTCGTCCCGCCGCTTTTGAGGTTCCGGATGTCAAAGGGGATGACCGTTTCAGCTTTGTTCTTGTCCCCCAGCCGGTACAATCCTCCGGACTCTCCCTGCGCCGGCACAATACCGCCGGCTGCAAGGCCCGTGTACTGCTGCTGATTGATCAGCGCCACCTTGCTGGCGGTCAGCCCTGCAATGACGGCGGCCATGGCCGAGGCCGCAATCGGGTTCATGGATGCATAGGCGTTGATAACAGCCTGTGCTCCCGATGCTATGGTTTCACTCTTCCTGTTCTTCTTATCCCGTTCGAACTGCTTTTGTTTAAGTTTGTCCTCTTTCTCCGTCTTCTGGGCTTCAAGGTCATCGTAGGTTTCCCCGGCTGCCTTTTTGAACTCGATCTGGTTGTCGAGATTTGCAATCTCCTTCTCGGCCGCAGCATCCGAGAGATCCCCCTGGAGGCTGTAGATATCAGAGAGCATGCCGTTTAGCTGGTTGTAGATGGCCATAGCCTCCTGGGCCCTTGAGGCATACAGCTGGATGATCTGCTCGGTTTTCCACTTCTCAACATCCACCTCATCCACACCGGCCTGTTTGGCCGCATCCACCTGCAGGCGTATCTCATCAAGGCGGGCCTGCAGCTGGCTCTTTCCAAAGCTCTCCCGTATCTCGGCAAGACGGGCCTCCTCGTCCCGTTCCATCTGCTGCCGGTCAAGGGAGGCTTCATTCAAAATGTCCCGGTACTCTTGTTCCCACTCAGAAAGCCCTTCAAGCGGCTGTGACCAGTCGGTCTTGCCTTCCGAAAGCTTTCGGTTTCTCTCATCGATAAGATCGTTAAGGAGCCTCTGGACCTCAGCCATATCCTGACCGGCGGCCACCCCGGCATTACGAACGGCAGCCCACTTGTCGATCTCATCCTGCAGGAGTTTCAGCTGCTTCTCATTCGGCTCCATGGCATTGAGCCGGCGCTTTCTGTACAGCTCAAGGGCTTGTACATTGTTCTTTGCAGCCTCGGCGGCAATTCGGTTTTGTTCGGTTGAGATGCTCGCAAGTTCCTGTTCAGCCTGTTTCTGCTGACCTAATGCCCTGATCGTTGCAATGATCTCGGCGATCTTCGCTTCCTGGTTTGCAATGATCGTACGGGAAGCCTCATTCTCCTGGCCATAGTACCGGTCCTGCAGATCCATGAGCTTTTCCTGTTCAAGGGCAAGCGCCTGTTGGGCCTGTAGGAGTGCTTTTGACCCCTTGGTATCGACCGTTCCTCCCGACTTCTCATAGGCATCGAGGACCTCTTTGATATCAAGAAGACTGTTGCGTGCATTTGCCGCCTCGGTGACGATATCGGTCAGCCATCTGACAAAGGGCTCCATACCGTCGGATATCGATCGGCCCAGACTCTCCTTGTAATCACCGACAGCATTACTGAGCTGAGTGATGGCGGCAACACCGTTTTGAGCTTTTGCCTTGGCAATCTCATATCCGTCTGCCATGGCCTTTTGAGCGATAGCCTGTTTTTCAGCTTCGCTCTTCGCGGTTCTCATTGCGGGAATGAGTTCCCCAAGGGCAGCATAATCTCCTTGCATGGCTCGTGATGCTTTCCTGATATTCTCCTGGAGTCCTCCTCCGTAGGCTTCTGTCAACCCGATAGCGCCTTTTGCCGCTTCCTCAAGCTTATCGGTCGCTACTCCCTGGCTTTTTGCCATCTGCATGAGAGACAAGACAGCTTCATCTCCATAGGTTGTGACATCCTGAATACCTGATGCCGCCGCTTTGAGTTTTGGGAGAAAGGAGTGTACTTCTTCTCCTGTCCTCTGTATGGCTTTGGCCAGAGAATCTTCTGCATCGATCTGGACTCCGTAGAGACTGACCGATTCCTTCATCTGCTGCATCACCGCCTTCACCGATACGGCCGCAGCAGCATAAGCGCCGAAACTCTTTGCAGCCCCCACTGCAAGGTTTTTGAGCTGGCCTTCCAGTGAGTCGGTTTGCTTCTCTGCATCGCGCATGGCCTTTACCGCGGCCCGTGTCTCTGCGCGAAGAAGTATTTTCAGCTCGTCAATTACTGTTGATCCCATACCCGTTCCTATAGGCACCTTCCGCCGTTTCTATGATCTCGATGATGAAAGCCGGTAATTCCGCCCAGCCCCCTGAGAAGGGAAGAGCGCCGAAAAGCTTATAGCGGTACCACAGACCGAAGGCACTCCAAAACCAGTCATCAAGGTACTCGTTCACTTCACTTCGCAGGATCGTTACCAGCCTTCCGTCGACCACCACGCCGAGCTTTCCGTCCCCGATCTCCCGGCGCACCTTCTGCGAGCTCTGGCCCTTCATCCACAGCCCGATTCCAAGAGCTATTTTTTTTTATCAACGGAAGTCAGGCTCTTGAGCTCGTGCATGAGCTCACTTGCAAGTGCAACAAGGGGTAGATCGGAGAACAGCTGCTCTCCGCTGTCCACTTCAATACGGTTTCCCTCGACGCACACGACAAGATTATCAATACCGGTAATCATCTTCTTTACCCGAAGTACCCACGCTATTGTCAGATAGTCGGCATACCATCCTTCATAGGCCGCTTCATCACTCTTATCAGGTACCGGCCCGGCTTCCCGACGTGCCCGTGCATAGATCCGCTCTTCCTCTTCAAAGGTGAGGAACCGGTAATGCACCGTTATTCGCTCATCCTTCTTTCGCCCCTTATTGCCCCAGGAAGGGATATACACCCCGTCCCTGGCTATGGTGATAGGTTCCGCCATCTTTATGCCGCCTCTCTTATGTACAGGGTGGGATCCGGATCCCCCGGTGCTATGCGAAAGCTACTTGAAAAGTTCTGTGCATCTTCTCCCGAGGCCCCAAGGCTGGAAGAAAGAATGATGACCTTTGCCCAGATAAAGGCTTCCTTTTCTCCCTTATCCGTTGACTTCTGGATCACGCCCTTGATGTAGATCGGCGAGCCGTCCACATCGTTTTTGATGATGGTGCCACTTGCCGACTGCCTTATAACCTTGATGAAGTTGTTGATGACGTAGCCGGCTGCATCGGTAACATCCAGGGTAGTAAGCCCTTCAAGGCCGCCTGTCATATCCGTTTTCCCTGATCGGTAGCGTTTGACCTTGTCACTCAAGGTGGTCACATCGATCTCATTTTTATTGAAATCAATCGAAAAGCTCTGGATATCAGCCTTCTCACTTTCCGCTAAAAAGGCACACGCATCTCCTAACTCAGGCACAAGGGAGCCGTCGTCCCAAAACAACTCGCCGTTTTCTAGGACAGAGGCAAAGGCGCTTGTCTGGCCGACAGCGGTGATACTCCACCAGCCGGCGCCTTCTCCGCTTGCAGCTTCTCCTCCTACAAGTTCATCAAGACTCTTTGTCCCGTCGCCTGTAACCTCAGAGTCCAGTTTGACAGTGACAAGCTTCCCGTCACTTCCTACAAGTCTGTCTTTTTCCATATCATCCTTCTCCTTCTTCCGTGTAATCCGCCCTGATCTCCACCATCCAGCGGTAGAGCCCATTGGGGGCAATACCGAGAAACGCATCTCCCGTGACAACCACCGAGGAGAACTTCAAGGCCCCCGATACCCCGCGAATCCTTCGAACCGCATCTTTGACAAGGGCCCTGAGGTCAGAGCTTCTCTCATCCTTTGCATAGATATCGATCTGTATGGCAGCTGATCCCCCGTAGTATGAGAGATACACCTTCTCATTCGTGTCGCTCACAAGGCTCACCACCAGGTACGGTATCTTCAACGCCATTCTGCTCTCACTGTCATAGATCGCTTTGATCCTCTCCATGAGGGCCGTGTCGGCTCGAAGCTGCTCTGTGATCTCAACTTCCGGTGCTCTGCTCATCAAGCGCCTTCCTCAATCCTTCTTTCCAGATCTTCCGTATCTCCCTCAGGGCCTTGTTCTTCCCCGCCCGCATGAAGGAACGAGGTTTCACTCGGCCACGGTTCGCTCCTGTCTTTGTCGTCCTTTCCTCTGTTCCGTACTCGATAAGGTGGGCTTTTGGATCGCTGTTTTTTACCGCTCCGGTAAGGCCTTTCACGTCATAGCCCATCCCCTCACGAAGCTCTCCTTTCCTTTCGGTCACCCGTTTATCGAGAAACCCGAGGGCACACTCATAGGCCTTCTCGGTCAGCGGCCCGATCGTGTTCCCGGCAGCCGAGATGGTAAGCCCTGCATATGAGCGCACGGTCTTCCGTCGTCTGACCGTACTTCTCTGGCCACTGCTGCTCCGCTTCGCCCAGCTCATACCGACACCTCACGGTAGGCGTCCCACACGTTTCTGACCTGAAAGGGCAGGTCCATCACCCCCACATACATGGTTTGATACTCCCCACTTACTGCATTCCCCTTATCCAGCCAGCTGATACCCTGAGAACCAAGCCAGTAGCCCACCAGCTGTATCACCGACTCCTCCAGGTCTTCAGGGATAGATCCTTCCTCATACCCAGCACGGTAGGACACCTTGATATTGCGAAAGCCACGCATCCAAAGCGAACGGCAAAACAGCCGGCCGGTCTCATCATCCCGTGTGTACTCAGTAAGCTCAGTCCCAGGGTCAAAGACTCCCCAGGTATCAAGCCACACGCCCGTAACACTCAGGATCGGATATTGCGGTAATTGCAGCGTCCGGCTGCCGGTTCCCGATAAAATGACAACATGGTCGTCTGCTGAAAGCTTTCTGCTTGTGTAGGTTTCTGCCCGCCGGGATGCCACGGCGATAAGGCCTTCTGCCTCATTCTCCTGGCCATCCTCAAGATCAAGCCGCTTCTTCACAGCCTCCCATGTCGTCAAGGTATTCATCTCTTACGCCTGGCCCTTTGCAGCTGCCTCGCTGATCGCAGCTTTCAGCCTATCCTCTCCCCACCGTTCAAGGGTGGAGGGAGCTCCCACCTTCAGCTGGGCGGCAAGGTCGACAAGACCACTCTTGTCAAGCTCATCAAGCTTCACCGTCTCAATAGTTTCCTCGTTTGTTTCAACACCCTTTTCATCAAGGAATTTCGCATGGCCCGCACCTACCAGGTCCTTTGCAACGTCATCCGGGGCCGAAACCTTCCCCGGTATGTACGAGAAATCCTTCCCGACAACCGAAACCAATACTTCAATGGCTTTCAAATCTTCTCTCCTTTTCCTACCTTGCAAGCCGGATGCCTTCCGGCTTGCCAAAGGGGCTCTATGCCGTCGCCATTGCAAGGTGTTTGATCGGATGCGTCCCTGCATCAACCAACAGCGAACCGTGGCGGAAGAACGCGATAAACCCAACCTGGGCATACTCGGCGTACCGCTCGGTCAAACGCAGAATGATGCCGCCTGTTACATCCCGAATCTTGAAGGCCGACATATCTCCGAACAGCACCGCTTTTTCTCCGGCTTCCATCCCCGCCATGTTCTGGTTGATGATGTACTTGTACCCGTTGATCGTATCGGGTTCTCTAAGCGCAATACCGGGAAGCCACAAGGGCCGGCCCTGGCTGTCTTTGAGTTTCTTGAAAGCCTTGAGCGTACCGTCGTTGAACATAAGTTCCGCATTCAGCCGGTAGGAAGGATCAATCGAGTGAATGAGATCAATGACCTCATCGTAGGAAAGGGCTCCCGCAGCTGCTGCGGTCTTTCCGAGTACCGAGCCTGTGACAATGCCCTGAGGCTGCTCGCTTCCGGTTCCCGTGGTAAAGTAGGCGGAGGTGGCCCGGCCGATACGCTCGGCAATCTTGGCCCGCAGGTACGCCTCGATATCAACACCGGAGTCCTGCAACAGCTGATAGCTCACCCGGATGATTTTCGATGAGAACATATAGGCATACAGGTTTTTCGATCCGAATGTCAGATCCTTCTCGCTCGCAGCCGTGTTCTCCGAGAGAATTTCCCCCACGTTCTCGGTATCGTTTCCCGTCGGAATCTGTATGTCACGGCCGTTGGTGGTGGTGATCACCTCGGCCCGGCTCTGACGGGGACCGTTGAACTGTTTCATGGCATCCACAATCCCCGAGGCCATTTCATCGGGCACCGTATACCCTCCGGTGCTGTCGGTCCCCACACTCAAAGCACGGCCTTCAACCTCTTTGTGGTGCTCCATGAGAATGGAGCGGTGCTCAGCGCTCACCCCGGAAAGGCCGTTACGAAGGTAGGAATCAAAGGCAGATCGATAGGTATCGTGTTTCTCTTCCTGCTGCCTGCCCTCATCCTTATTGCGGGCATCCTCTTCGAGCATCCGCTCTTCAATGGCAAGCTCCCGTTCGGCTGCCTCAATGTCGCCGGTAAGCTTTTCAACCCCGTCAAGCCGCTCGTTGTACGAGCGAAGCTCTTCTGAGGTGAGCTTTCCGTCTTCGTTCGCCGCTTCTTTTTCTTCGCGGTATTTCCTCGTCTCTTCCCACAGGGTTTTGCGTTTCTTCCTCATCTCAACAATCTTGTCGAATCTCTGTGCCATAGTGTTTTATCTCCTTACATGAGCATGCCGAGCATCTTCTCGCGCTCTGTATAGTTGCAATCAGCCTCAGACCGCTTACTCTCTTCCGGGTGGCTCGTAGCCGGCGCGGTTAGCTCTTCGATCTTGCTGCCGATACGTTCAAGTTTCTGTCGCTCCTCTTCGCTGATATCCCCTGATACCGACCTCAAGGTAAGGTCCTGTAGCTCCTCCGGATCGAAATCAAGTCCCATCGATCTGAGGTCAACGGAGGTCTGCGGATAAGCCGGGAAGGTCACCGGTGATACTTCAATCAGCTGCACTTCCACCAGCTCCCGGACCAGCCGGTTGTTCTCGTCCTTGATCCACTTGTCCCGTATGGTGCGAAACCTGAAGGACATCTGGTCCACATCCCCACGCTCAACCGAAAGCATGAAGTCCCGTGCCCACTGGGTATCGGGAGGAGATGCCTCAAAGGAAAGCCCGTCCGAGTCCTCGATAATGGACAGGGTCCCGGCCTTCCGTGAGCCCAGGACATAGTTGTTGTCGTGGTTCCACAGGGCTTTCACGTTGCTCTCACTCAAGGTCTTGGTAAAAGCTCCGGGATTGATCTTCTCCCGAAAGCCCCCGAGGTCCTCCGAAAGCTGGTTGTAGACCGCAGGACGTCCCACGATCTTCCGACTCTCTTCTCCTTCCTGCCTGCTTCTCAGCTCAACGGGAAAGGTCAATACGTCATGCTTTATCATCCCTCATCTCCTAATGATCTGATTTCGGCCTCAAGCCTCCGGGCCTCCCAATCCTCAAGGCCGCCTGAGTCAAACAGCCGTATGGAGCGCTCCGTATAGCCTTCAGCCTCAAAGCAAAGCCCTGCACGCTGTAATGAAGGCTCTACGGCAGAGAGCTGTTCGACGAAGCTTTTCCCCTCATCCTCATAAAAGGCCCGTACCGCTTCCGCATCGCCTACCACTTGCATCTCGCTCTTTTTCATCCAGGCCGAAAGGCTTCGCGCCTCCCGCCGTGCAATCCGGCTCACCGTGGAGCGCAGATACTCTAGGGCAATCTCCCTGGCCGCTTTCTGTTCTCCTCGCTCCTGACTTCCTGCAGAAGGGGCGGAGAGCGGAACAACGTCCCCTGCCTTGGTGATCATGGCGTTGTTCATCTGCACGACAAACGAGTCGCCGTATTCGGATTCGATCGGGTTCTTGTTCTCCATCTGCCGCCACTCGTTCGGTGTGATAATGCCGTTGCGCCTCTCGATCTCCAAAGCCTCGGCCCTGCTTTTCTTATCTCCACGAAGCAGGGAGTCAAAGTTGAACTCAACAAACACCTCAGGCTCTCCGGCGAAAAGCTTGTAGTTCATCTCCTGCTCAAAGCGCACAAGCCAGGGGCGAAGCGAGTGGACCAGAAAGGAAATGTTCAGGTGTTCGATGTTCGAGAAGGTTGCATGCTCAAGGTCGTTGATGAAGTGGGCGGGAACTCGAAGGATTCCGGCAATTTCGCTTCGGGTGAACTTCCTTGCCTCAATCGCCTGTGCCTCTTCAGGGCTTACCGAGGTCTTTTCCCACTTGATCCCCTCCTCAAGCACTGCGGTGCGGTGTGCATTCGAAAGCCCTCCATAGGCCATCTGCCATGCAGTTTTTAATCTGGTCTTTGCCTCAGGTGTGAGCTTTGACGGGTGACTCAAGAAGCCCGAAGGATGGGCACCGTTTGAGAAAAAGGTCCCTTCATACCGGTCAAGAGCTGCTGCATATCCCACCGTTTCTTTTGAGTAGTCAAGCAGTCCCCGGCCTTTGATGCCGTCCCCAAGGGCTGAGATGTGCAGGACCCGGTACGAAGGAAGGCCGATGCGCTGGTTTCCAATTGTGGTCACATAGACGATTGACTGCCGCTCGGTGTAAACGACCGTGGTCTGTTCAGGGGCAAGAGGCCAGAGTGCAACCGGATACCCGTCACGGTCGAACTCGATTTCCGCATAGTGGTTTCCCCGCATGACAAGCTGCTTCATGGCAAGCTCGCGGTAGTTGATCCCGCTCATAAAGGGATTCGGCCGTACCTTGAGTATCCGGTAAGCCGGGTGATCTGTTGCCCGCATCTTCCCACCGTTTCCCGTCCTTCGGTAGGTCTCAAGGGAAAGGGAGCCCACCGATTCAGAGAGGACCCGCACACAGGCAAGCACCGAAGCAACGCCCATGGCGCTCTTCTCGTTGACCGCAACGCCCGTACTGGTCGGCTCCCCCTCAAAGTAGGAAACAACCTCAGGGGAGGACAGAGGGATTTCCGGATTCTCAAGGCTTCCCCGCATCTCGGCAAGCGCTTTCAACCCTCCGATGGCACCATGAAGGCCTCTAAAAAACCTCATAGGACAAGGACCTCCTGGCTGTCGTATACCGATCCGTCTGATCCGTTTTCAACCACCTGGTGAAGCGCCATGATGGCAGCCACGATCCCGTCGATCCTCTTGCCGTAGGCATCCCGCTTCGGCTTCATGGGCATGATGTTTCCCTGCCGGTCGTCCTTCAGCTCCACATTGCTCATCATCCAGGAGGCAACCGGGTTGTCTCCGTGGGCGATCTTCCCGTCGATCACCATCCGCTCAAACAGCTGAGTGGGAACCGTCATCCCCGAATACCGCTGAGGATATTTGACAAGCTCGATCTCTCCCTCAAGTTCCCGCTCAAACTCTCCGGCATGCCACGGATCGTATCCGATCGACCGGCCGCCGAAGGTGTTCGCATCCTGCCGCAAGACCTCTAACACGATCTCGTAGTTGACCGTCTGTCCCGGTGTTGCGATCATCCACCCCTCATTGATCCACGACCGGTAGTCAACCTGATCACGGTGACAGCGATCAAGTAATCCTTCCTCAGGGATAAAAAATCGCCAGAGTAGCGGATACCTTCCGTCCCGCTCTCCAAAGGCCCAACACAGGGCCGTGATATCTGTTGTCATCGATAGATCAAGCCCGCCACGGGCGCCAGAGCCTACAAGCTCTTCGCTGGCAACAGGGGCGCTTCCCCGCATCCATACCGAGTGATCCATCCACCGAGTGGGACTTGAAAGCCAGATATTGAAGTTCTTGGTCAGTACATCGCTGGCTTTCCGGGGCGAGCCCTTGGCCTCTGCAATACGCTTTTCAAGGTAGTCGCGGTAAAAGCTCACTCCCATGTTCGGATTGCTTTTGATCCACACCGCAGGATCTTCCCACCTGTCCCCCTCATCCAGGCTGTAGATGATCCCCCAGATGTGTTCCGGAACCGGCTCGATACTTCCTTCAAGGATCTTGGTAACGAGCGTACGCTCTTCCTGATAGGCAGGCCCGTTGATGTTCGTCCCGGCCGTGGTAATGATGATCGTTAAGGGCTGACGCCTGGCTCCCATGCCCGACTCATACACGTTGATCAGCTCATTGGTCGCGTGGGCATGGTACTCATCCACTAAGATCGCGTGAGGGTTCCATGAGTCCTGACTCTTGTGATCTCTTGAGACCGGAGTCATGAAGGCCGCAGGATCATTGATCTTTACAAGGCGTTTTGAGGATCGGTACTCCTTGGTAAGCCGCGATAGCGTAGGATTCCGAAGGTTCTGCCGTACCGCCTCGTCATAGCCTTTCTTCGCCTGGTTCCGGTCCACCGCCAGAAAGAACTCTTCGGCCCCGATCTCTTTATCGAGGTGGAAGCAGGCGTTCATCATTGCAGCCCCTTCGACCGTCTTCCCGTTCTTCCTTGCTACCTCCCGGTATGCCTTTCGAAACCTCCTCAGGCCCGTGGCCGTACTTTTCCATCCGAAGATGTTCGCCCAGGCAAACTGTTGCCAGGGTTCAAGTACGATCTTCCCGCTGAAGCCTTGCGTGTGCTCAAGCTCCTGGGCAAAGCTGATATACCTGTTGGCACATTTCTCATCAAAGTAGTAGGGGAACTCCGGAGTATTCTGCCGTAAGAGGTCCTTCTCCCACCTGGCCACGGCAAGCTTCACCCACCTGCAGGTAACGATCTTCCCGCTTGCAACATCCTGGGCATACTGGCGGTAGGTAAAAAGGCTACTCATCAAAAGCCCCACAAGTACGAGTCGCTTCCACATCATCCGGCCCCTTCCAGAAGGCACTCCATAGGGTCCTTCGCTTCCGCCTCTTCGATTGCATTCACACGGGAGCGGGTGGCAGGCGAGAGCCCGAACTCTGCGGATATGGTTTTGACCATGGACAACGCCTGCCGCATGGCCGTGTACTCAGGCATGGTTTGAGAATTCTTACCACTCATGTACTGGGCTAAACTGCGCTTTTTGGTTTTCCCGGTCTCCTCATCTTTGTAGTGGTAGACCGCGTACTGTGCTTCCCGGTACTGTCCGTATGCCTCGCACAAGGCTTCCAGCATGGTGAGGTCCGCTTCCGATAGAACCTTCGTTTGTGCAAGCACCGGGGCAAGTTCCTTCCACTTGTTCTTTGCAAAATTGTTGAGGTGGCTCGGCGCCTTGGGCGTCTCATCAAGTGCCTTGACCTCCGGCTCCTTCTCGTTGGCCCGGTCCTCCCGAAAGGTGCCATGGGTGAGCTTTAAAATAGTCGGCTTTTTGTTGTGTCCGCCGCGACTCATGGCCTATACCCCCTTTGCCTTTGCTGACAGAGTGTTTGTTTGTATAGGCGCGTGGTTTGGGCATTTTTCCCTCAGAGATGAAACACCCCCCTCCGTAAGGCGGGCTGTGCTCTGATTGATGATAGGAGAGACAGGTCGGGGTTCTCTCTTCTTCCGGTTACCAAAGCCGTTGTCAAACTTAGCGGTCTTTCTGCTGTGATCTGCATGGAGCCGGGGGATGAGCTGGTACTTTCGGTGGTCCGGTTCAATAGCCGGGTCATAGGCGGGATTGTGGTCCACATCGTACTTCGGCCACAGTCGCTTTGGGATGCCCCAGGCCTGTAAGACCTCGATGCGGATCTTACGCCAGGCTGCTCCATACCCGCGCTGTGTTGAACTCTTTCGTCTATCCTGCCTTCCCATAGTCTCTCGTCCTCTCCTCTGTCAAAGCCAAAGGGCACAAAAAAAGGCGACGAAGTAGCTCACGAAAAACACCTGTTACAGTGTTTAACCTAAGATACTTCGCCGCCTGATTGCTTCTTGCACCATTAGAGCGACCGGAATCCGTCCGGAACGGCCAGGGTAAGCATGCTTACCTTGGGTTATCTAACAGGAAAAATTCTATCACGCAAGAATTTTTGTATCAAGGGGGAAAATAAAAAAGCCGACAGAAAGTTTTCTCTGCCGACTTTTCAGGAGCATCTATGGAGCGCTGCTTATATGAGGATAACACGAACGCCACCATATCTGTGCTTTTATAGTATATCCCATATAAATGAATTTAGCTATTTCTTTATGCTTTTATCTCTGACCACTTTCTCCACACCACGGACATTCCCGCCTTTCACAAAGAACGACACCACCACCTCGCCGTCTTTCGCTCTCTCAAGCTCATACAAGAGCCAGCGGATAGAGTCCGCTACCCGCTGGTCCTTACAGTCCGCCGATATCATCGTACTCATTGCCCCTCCCAATACCAGCACCCTTACTCCCCGGACAGCGGTACCAGCCTCATCATCGGCTCAAAGTCTCCACACGCAGGCATCTGCCGTGTCTCCTCCTTATCAGCCGTAAGACAGCCCGGAGAATAGATTCCGATAAGCTTCTCAGATTCGGCAAAGCACTTCTCGAAGTTTCTGCAATTCCCGCAAACCCTAGTCAAACTATATTCGCTCATGCATTTACCTCTTGCCGCACCTGCATCGATGTAATGGCTCGCTCAAGATCAACATGTCGAAACCGGTAGTATTCATTACCGGCTCTCATTTCAATGATCCCTCGGTCATAGTCCGTTATCTCAAGTACCATTTCTTTCTCTGTAGGATCATCCCCTTTGAAAACCGTCTTTACCGCCGGAATCCTTTCTTTCAGGTACTTATCTGTGAATGTCATTCCGCACTCTCCTCGACTTATCCTCCGGCTTCACCCGCCGCTTTTGCTTCGTCAGATTCTCGATGATACTCGCAAACAGCTTTGCGCCTTCCTCCCGTTCAACGATCCGCTCCCCGATCATCCGCTGATCACTCTCAAGCTGCCGGGCAGGGGGCACATACGAAGGCGCAAGGGCCATGTGCGTTTCCTTCACGATCGCAAGGTCACAGGGACGACCAAACTTCGTTGAGTAGCTCTCGGTTATCTCCTGGTACAGCCGCTTGAGATACTCCCCTGAAAACTGCTTGCTATCGAGCCAGTCGACAAGCGCTCCCGCGTGGATCGGCGAAAGCTTGCCGTAGTACTGCTGCAACATCGCCATGAATGTTTTCGTGTTCCAGTTGCTGTTCCACTGCATACCTGTTAGCCTCCTACCGCCTGCTTTGCTTTGCCTCTCACCCCGTAGGGATCAAGCGCTTCCCACATCCTTGCACCTTCCAGCTCGTCCGCCGTGATCTTCAGCTGCTCAGCCACCCGGTCCCAGATTCCCGAAGCGTTGAGGGTCGAGGGGAGAAAGGGCTGATCTCGGTAGAACCGATCCCCGGAATTTTTTAACCGCCATAACTCCCCGATCATCCGCTCGGCACACCCCGCAGGGTCCTCCGGCGAGGCTCTGGTACACTTTTCGATGATCCCGTGGATCGCCTTGCCTTCCTTGCCCCAGTTCGAGAAGTCCCCGACAACAGCCAGGAAGGAATCCTTGATCGAGTGGTACAGCGGGTTTGCCGGCTCTTTCCCGGCGGTAGGTGGTTTCCCCTTGCAGGCTTTGCGCGTTTTCGGCTCCGGGCATTCGAGCTTGAAAACAGGCTCCGGGGAATCGGGTTCCGGCTCCTCCGGTGGTGAAACCTCCCTGTCCCGCTCCGGCTGAGGCTCGGCCGAAGCTGCCGCAGGCATACTAGTCTCACTTCCCTTCACTTCACTTCCCTTCACTTCTGTGGTCACTGGTGCACTACCGGTAGCACACCGGTGCCTCACCGGTGACTCACCAGTTGTCGCAGGCTCTTTGTCCTCCATTTCCCGGTTGCTCACCGGTGACTCACCGCTGGAAAAACAGGTCTCAAAGGGATACGGGGCTTCACTTCCCCTCCTGAAGGTCTCAAGCCATTCATTCCGGTATTCGTCCGTCAGATACTCTTTCGGCGGCCGGCGGAATTTCGTCTCCTGCGGCTTTCTCCCTTTCAGGTTCTGATACTTGAACCAGTTCGGGAAAAAGGCGTATCCGCCATACAGGCGGACAAGACCACAGGCCCCGAAGTCTTCCAGGGCCTCTTTGATCATATCTATGGTGATATCCTTACGTGCCAGCCTGAAGTACAGGCTATCCGGTTCCGCTTCGATGATTCCCTCATCGTCTGCATTCGAGATCATCCCGATGAAGATGAGTACCGACACCGAGGAAAGTTTCATGATTTTGGGGTCCGTCCAGATCCCCGGATCTATCATCCTTTTTTTTGCACCCATAATATCCTGTCCTTAAAAGGGTATGTCGTCCTCGAAGTCCATTTCCTGATCCGGGCCCTGATTATTCGGTCCGGGGTTTATCGGGTAGCCCCACTGATCATAGCCGCCTGTCGGCTTCTGATACCCGGAGTTAGCCCCCTGTCGACGTTGCTGTCCCTGCCGGGAATTCTGCTGTTGCCTTTGCTGTGGAGGCTGCTGAGAATAGCCGCCCCGCTGGTTCTGCGGTGGTCCCTGATAAGGGGGCTCTCCATACTGCCCCTGCTGGTTACTCTGGCCGGCCGGCTTTCCGCCAATCAGCTGTACATCCTGGGCAAAGAACGCTACCCTGCTTCGCTTCTCCCCGTTGTCCTCCCACCGGTCTTGTCTCAGCTGTCCTGAAACAACCACCTGCTGGCCTTTGGTGAGATACTGAGCAAGTGCTTCTGCCCGTTTTCCGAATAGGGTGAAATCAAAATAGCTGACCTCCTCCTGCCAGTTATCATGCACCTTCCTGCTGTAATTCGATGCTATGCTGAACTTACACAACGGTGTCCCGCTGTTCGTATATCGCAATTCTGCATCACGGGTAAGCCTTCCGACCGCCGTGAAGCTGGTAATATCGTTTGCCATGGTTCCTCCCTAAAGAACACGAAAAAAGTCATGGTTCTGTTGTGTGATCGCCTCGTACTTCTTCCGGTAGTACTGTGCAATCGTCCGAATCTCTTCCGTTGTAATCTTCACGCCGGACCTCGATTTCAGGTAAAGCGCTTTGTACGCATCTTCTCCGTGAAGCGCAATGAAGTAACAGATAAGCTTCCCCCGATCTCCTGGTAGCGGAACAGGTGCACAAGGTACTGTTCGAAAGCCTCACCCACCTTGAAGGAGACAAGGCCCCGCTCACCGGTTTTGATACGCTCGGCCGCGGGGATGATGATTGTCCGGGGATTACTCATAGTAATTGCCTTAATACGCCTTTCCGTTTTTGTAGGGCCGGATTCTGTTGTAGGCCATTTTCACTTTGATATGCTTTTCGATTGAGATATTGTGATACTGACAAATAGACAAAAGATTATTGATTTGCTCTTTGGCCCATACAGAGCGTTCCTTTACGAACGGAAAAGCTAAAATGCTTCGGGACAGTATTGATAGAGAATTTCCAAAATTACTAAGCTGATCTTCCGAAAGAAAGCCTTGCTGTTTTATTCCTCTTACTGGCTCAATTCTCAAATATCCACAAAAATCAAACAGCCGAATAAAAACATCGGCAAGCTCATCCTCAACCGAGTCTTTGATTGCCGCTTCATAATCATGTATCCATGGAATGTATTCATGGCATGAGTCGATATCACCTATTAAGCACTCAAGGACTTCTTTATCAGCCAACCGCCCGCACCGATGTGCTTCTAATACTTCGCCAAGTTCAGAAATGATTAACATAAGCATTTCGCCTATGTTTTTGTTGGGTTCGATACCAGTTCTCTGGCAAGCTGAACAAATAATAGGGGCATATTCTCCACAGTTACTCGCTCTACCACAATCTGTACCATCCCTATCACATTGCTTTGCACCTTTGCAAATAAGCCCTTTGTCGAGCCCACAGTGTTGGCAATCATAGAACCCGTGGTCAATCGCTATTTGGTGCGCTTCCTTGATGTATCGATCTATGTCCATAGTAACTCCTCAATAGATTTCCGGCGCTTCAGGCACCGACGTCTGCGGATCCCCGGAGCCCGATCCAGAAGGCCCCTGCCCTGCCCTCTGCTGCTGACCATAGAGCCTCTTCTCTACCATCCGAATGTAAGAGTCGAGCGTCTTCCCCGAGTGTTTCTTGCTGTTTGCAACCATCGTGTTTCTTTCTTCCCTGGTGATCAGTTTCCCGAGAAACGCCCCGTCAAGTCTGTGCTTGAAATCCTCCCGAATCTTTGCATCCGGATCCTCAGGGATAGCCTCGGAGTGCTCCGGAACCTTGGTAGCTTCTTCCTGCACCGGCGGCGGAGTTTCCTGTATTTCACTATGTTCCTCGGTAACATCCCGGTATCCGGTCTCTTCGTCGGAAAGTTCATCTGCTGTATACGGCATGCCTCCGAATTCATCGGGAAAGCAAAACCGGAAGGCCTGGGCGATGGCCACCTTCTTGATCATGGTCACCGGCTTCTCGTTCCACATACGGTTGTTCTGCTTGTACTCAATCCACCACGCTTCATGTACAAACCGGTTCTGCCAGTCCTTCCGGTGAATGGTAACAATGGCTCTGAGGGAGCGAGTTCTGATCGATCCGGCCGTTTCGACACTCCACCCGTCAAGCTTTTGGGTTCGCTCCGCCCGTTTGAGATAGACCTCGTAGCCTGTTATGATCGACAGCCTCCGGTTATCTCCTTCCCCGTAGGCCACGCAGTAAATTTCACGTTTGAAAGGGTTCAGCTGGTAGGCCTTGGCAACCTCGATAAACTGCCGTTTTTCATGATCGTTGAGGTTAGCGGCGACTCCCGAGGCTTCCATGTACTGTATGATCTTCTCTTCGGAAACGGTTTCCTGGCTCTGCAGATCGTTCACTCAAGTACCCCTTCGTTGAGGGTCTCCCGAGTCAGCCGCACCAGGGTTGCAAGCCTCATGGCAAAGAGGTCACGATTTGCCCGGCACCCGTTTTTAAAGAGGTCCTGGATGAGATGGTCCATGGACTCAAGATGCTCATCAATTGATTGGATTTCTTGACAGGAAAAATGAATGATAGTAGTATCTCGTTGGTTGCCATCTACCAATTTGCAACCACCTCTTACCGCTACCGTTTTGGTAGCGGTTTTTATTTCTGTACTGCTCATATTTTGCACCTCGCATTGATCTCTGGTAAAATCCTCTCCCCGGAGGCTATGCCCCGGAGAGAGCCGTTTGTGAAACATGTTTCCCCCACATCCTCGTGGTTTCGGCGTGTGGTTGGCGCCGTATAGGACCGGCAGGATTCGAACCTGCAGAGGTTAGCGCTTTCATGGTTGCAACTCCATGCCCCATTTTCTGCCTGAACGCTGCTGTCAGACACACTCATCGGAATGGGGTCCCGATACGATACCGTTTCGCTACAGTCCTAAAGTTGAGGCAAAAGGTTTTGAACCTTTATCGATCCCATTACTCGGTTACCGTTGCCTGCAGCCCGTTCCCTTTCATTGATCCTTGCCCCAGCGTTGCACCACGATTCCCCGGCGCTCGGTAGTTGATAGTGCGATATAAATCACCATTGCTGGTACTTGGTGGCCAACACATCTATACCGTAAGATCAACAATAACCAGTGTCCGGTTTGACCCGGAGGTAGTGCATTCAACAGAATCGCATAAGCTTAACTACTCATCATGCGCGATGCGCCGCTCCCACGGCCTCACTGGTTGCCCCCGGTCAGCCCTGTCTAATTTTCCCGGGCGCCAACACAGTTAACGATTGCGTCTCGTTTGCCTGTCTCCAGGCAATCCATCTAACCGCTTCCGCCGGTTTCGTTGCTTGCCCGCTTGGGTGGAATCCATTCAATGCCGAAGACTTGAGACGCAATGATGACTATTACGTTCATGATTGCGCTCCAGTCAGGCAGGTCCCAACCGAAGATTTCAGCAAACGCCAAAATACCGGCAGCAATGGCGGTCAGTAAATAAGCGATGATCCGCTTCAACTTGTCCGTCACGCTTTTCTCCTTTCCCGCTTTCGCGGAAGTAAATTGCCGGTTCACTGACCGGCGGCAGTTCTATGAAACGACCTTGATACCGTCCAGGCGTTCAAGGAAATACTCTGCAATCCTCTGCACCGCTTCGATCTTCCACTTCCCTCCGTCAGCCTCGAACAACGCCAGGGTAGGAACCTTCCCTTCTTCCGCTTTCATACGGAAAAGTAACTGGCTCTCAGGCTGGTCGATCTCCCGGAAGGTCCGGTACGGCTTGAGTACTACGATTGGTTTGAATGAACCGGGCTCTTTCAGGGCTCCACTCATGCCTCGCTTTACCGATACCTCCTGAGTGATCCCGTCATCATGCACGCCGACCTCATCGGTTACCGTCAGTCGAGATACAAAGGGCATAAGGGCCTCAAGGTCATCGGTAGACTGAAAGAGTGAGCGGAGTTTGATTTAAAATTCTTCGCTTACCATGAACCGGCTGAAAGGAAAGGTCTCAAAGCCGTCACTCAGATTGACCTCGGCATAGAGATCACGCTGACGTTTACGTCCGGCAAGTTCCCCGTAAAGACGAACCTTTTTGTAGGACACAACGTGAATGAGTAGCTCTTCTCTGTTTTCCAGTTCCTTGTCGATCGGCTCATCGAGTAAGTCGACAAGCCCCTGCAGCGTTTCGAGCTTCAACCCGTCCGGGTGAGGTTCAAATAGAATAGGTTCGAGATTCGGGGATGCATACTTGATCCCATCTACTTCCATCTCCAGGCTTTCCTCCCGGAGTTTTGCAATTTCCTGTACGGCTGTTCCGTCCATTTACTTTGCCCCCTGCATTTGTACGATGTTCTCTTCCATGGGAAGGTCCTGCTGTCGCGGATCGGTCGTGTAGGCTTCCATTGAGCCTCCGTTTTTTGAGAACAACACGAACGATTCCGTCGGTTTGATCGGTGCAAGCTTCGTCTTTACACCGCAGATTGTGTTTGCACTGGTCCGGTCCTTTGACGGTTTCACCTTCACGCTGACGGTGACTTCCCGGGTGATCTGGGCATCACAGTTGTCGTCTGCAATGTTGTCCATGATCTGCTGCCAGGCTTCGTCAAAAAGGTCGATGACAGCGCCTTTGTTGAGGGTCTCTATCGTGACCCGCTTGTAATCTTCTGCCATTGGTCCTCCTTCAATTTTTGATTTGTAGGATTGCAGGACTGGGATTCGAACCCAGGGCGACGGGGATATGAGCCCCGCATGTTTCCCCTACACCACCCTGCTTTGTCTCATCTATTCGAATAGCTTTGAGTTGATTTGCGTTTTGCCGGATTGAATGGTTTCGTATCGGTCAAGTTCCTTGATGATGAGCTTGCGAACCCAAGGAGCCGCGCCTTTCCCGCCCGTTATCCTTAAAGGTCCGTTTACAATTCGATTCATTGTGTCTTGGTTCAATTCAACTCGTATCGCAGGCTTATTACCACAATTGTGTTTCATAATTTGATATTATAACACATATGTGTATTTGTCAAACATTTCTGTCACAATTGTGTTATTCTTGCCGATGTAATAAGCATGGATGCAGATTTCTGGGATCGCTTAGATTCTAAAACGAAAGGTACCTACAATAGAAAAAAGCTTGCTGACGAGCTTGGCATATCAGTGAGCGCTATCTCAATGTGGAAATACCGTAAGAATTACCCCACAGCCGATGTCGCTGTTAAACTGGCCGAAGCTTTGGATACCACTGTAGAATACCTTGTAACTGGTAAATCTTCAGATACCTGGCAGCCTCCGAAACGCTACGCCGATATTGTAAAACTGCTCGAAGAGCTTGACGACTCGGAACTTGAGGCCGTAAAAGTCCTTGCCGAGGGGTACGCCTCCAGAAAGCGAAACAAACCCCAGAAAGAAACATGAAGCCAGGTAGCTGTAAAACCCTTCTCTTATTTGTCAAAGATCCTTGATCTGAGGTTCCGCACGGTGAAGTCCGGAACCTTACTCTCCCCTCGTAAACGAACGCTATGCTTCTTTCGTGGCAACGCTCAGGCCACAGACTCAATGCCGGCAAATATTGCCCTCAATAACAGACACAAGATAATCGGGAAGAGTTCCAGCCGAATGCTGGGCCATGAGCTCAGCAAGCACACCGTCGCCTACATCCGGACGCGTTAACAATGATTCCAGGTACAGTGCCCGCGTCTCCGATGTGATCGTCACCCATTCTTGAAGCTGTTCTTCCGTCCACATTCGTTTCCGGCCTTCTGTATGATTCGAATACCCTGCCATCGGCTGCATATGTCGGTTGGTAGAAACGCTGTGGTAATTATCCCCCTTGATACTGCAACAGGTTTTCAGGTCGTAGAGATATCGCCGCGGCTTGAGCGCTTCTGCGGTCGCCTCACAAAGCTCCTCAATGGCCTGCGTCAATGATCCAAATGCCTGATCAAGCCGTATGCCGATATCACTCTCGATTTCTTTCATAGCCGTTGTTCCCTATTTCTGTTCCTGCTTTCTTGGCTTCTCTTCAATAAGAAGCTCGAATTCTCTTACAGGACACAATGAAGGCCGCTCAGAAATCTTTCTGATTAGGTACCCACTGCTATCAAGCTCGTTAATGAGCGTTATAAGCTGCTGATTGTCTTCGTTTAATGCCATTTCTGTTCTCCTTGTCCCTATTCGTCTTGATCTGCTTTGACGACGGTCATATCGATATATATCTTTTCACCTGCTTGCAGGTTGATAAGATCCAAGTTCTGTACTTCGTATCCGGCCTCTTTCACCGCGTCACTTATGGCACCGGCAAGAGATGGCTTTCGTGTAGTAAGCACATCACTCCAGGGCTGAATAACGCCGGTTCTTTCCGGAACGACTTCAATCTTGTTTGCTTTCTGATCTGATCTCATTGTTTGTTACCTCTTCTACTGTTTTGCTTTTGAATTGTTTCGAATCAAGTTGTGTGTTGCCGGATTGGATAGCTTCTTCTGTGGATATTGCCCGTATGATCCACTCTTTGACTGTTTCGCCCTTCTTGAGCTTTGGGCGTACTAAAAAAAATTGATCAATTTTCTGTTTTTCGTTCTCATTGACATAAACAGCAAGAGGTAATCGTATAGTCGCCTTATTAGGCATTTTTGCCGATTTCATGATTTTATTATAGGCATTTTCGCCTATATATCAAGATATTTTTAGGCACATTTGCATATTTTTTTATGATAAAATACCGATATATTCACTATGGGATTTTGGGGACGAGTAAAGAAACGCATATCAGAAGAACAAACGACTCAAGATTGGGTTGCAAAGAAGATCGGCACGAGGGCTGATACTTTTAGTCGTTGGGTGCAGAGGAATACAGTTCCACGCGCAGATCAGGTTGTTGCGATAGCCGAGGCCCTTGATACTACCGTTGAATACCTGGTAACAGGCAAGAATCCGGACAACTGGCAGCCGCCGAAACGCTATGCTGATATCGTTGCAGATTTGGAAGTACTGGACGAGAAGGACCTTGAGACTGTCAGAATGTTAGCAGCAGGCCTGGCCGAACGATCATCACAAAAAACTAAGAGAGAGGCGTAGAAGCTAGGGAATGCAAGATTATACGGTTCCCACGATAGCAAGCTGATAGAGAAAGTTGAGTTTTTTGTTGTACTGTGAAAATAGTTGGTTTACAATTATTTATATAAAGCCTTAGATATAAGTATGAATTATAGTCGACTTTCTACATATAAATATCACGTTCATACTTTATATCTATGATGTAAAGGGGATTGTTTAGTCATTATATTGATCATTTACAATGAATGAACCTGTAAATCCCTTTATTATAAGGAGACGCTGAATTTTCGCTTGTTAAGTCTTTTTAGAATCTGTTTTATAATATCCATATAAGGAAAAAGCTATGACGCTTGCAGAAAAATTAAACACTTATGAAAAAAACTATTGGAATTTTTCTAAATATCGAAATACATCTCCTATCGTCAGATATCCAGCTGTTATGGTTGCCCCAATGCAAGAATGCATTATAAAAGAGATTATTAATTCCGATGGTTCAATAAAAAATATTTTTGACCCATTCTTTGGGTCGGGGACAGTTCTTTATGAAGGTCAGAAATTTGGATTAGATGTAATGGGGTTTGATATTAACCCATTGGCTGTTTTAATAACAAAAGTTAAATTAGAAGGAATTCCTATAAATAATGCTACTGATAAGATTGAAGCATTAAATTCTCGAATTACAATGTTATTAGGAAATGTTGAACCATATCAATTTCAAAATATAAATAAATGGTTTAACGATGATATTATTTTATCATTAAGCGTTATCCGTAAGGCAATTATGGGCGAACCAGACAAACAAATTCGATATTTTTTTTGGTGTTGCTTTGCCGAAATAGTAAAACGCTATAGTAATACAAGGACGTCAACATTCAAATTGCATATAAAAAAAGAGATCCAAATAGCGAATACAGTAGACGATTCGATAGATTCATTTAAGCAACATATAAGACAACAATATACTAAGTTTCTCTATCATAATAAGAATAAGATAGATATTAGATGTGGTGATTCAAAGGAGCTTTTAAGCTGCATACCTTCTGAATCTTTAGATTTGATCTGTACTTCACCACCATATGGTGATAATCAAACTACAGTTCCATATGGTCAGTTCTCTATCCTTCCCTTACTGTGGATTGATAAAAAAGATTTACCGATTTGGAATGATAATTTACTTGATACGTTTACAAAGATTGATAGTCTAAGTTTAGGTGGAAAAGTAAAAAGAGATTTAAATAAATTTCAAGACTATTCAAAATATATAAAATCCATATCAAAAGATAAACAAAAGAAAGTAATTTCGTTTTTTTATGATTATGAAATAACTTTTAAGTTATTAGCAAAAGCGTTAAAACCTGGGAAGCTCATGGTTTTAACTTTAGGGAACCGTCGCGTTGACAATCAAGAAGTAAGATTTGATTTATTTAATGATATGTTAGCAGAAAAATACGGATTAAAATTATATTCAAAGATTACAAGAAAAATTGTCGGGAAAAGAATGCCTCTAAGAGTATCTAAAGTAAAAAGCCATGGGTCCGTTAGTTCTATGAGCAAAGAATATGTGAAAGTATATAAAAAGGAGAGATAATATGGCGATAAAACATTTTAAAATGGATTCAAGGCAAATAGCAGAAATAATGGGTACAGTAGGTAGCCCTTTAATTGTAATAGCAGAACTTATTAAGAATGCCGTAGATGCCTCTGCAAAAAATATCTTAGTTTCTTATGATTTGAACGACAGAACCATTGTAGTTGAAAATGATTATAAAGGATTGTCAATTAATGAGATTGAAAATCTTTATATGCCTGGCATTTCAGAAAAAAAGAATGCGGATAATTTAAAGAATGAAAACGGTATGTTTTTAACTGGAAGTAAAGGATTAGGTTTATTATCTGTATTTTTACTTTGTAACAAAGCAGCAATTATTACGACCCCAAAAGATCAAAATACTTATAAAATACTATTAAATAAAGAAACAGGCACAGTCGATGAACAGATCTTAAAAGAAGAGTTTGAACGACATTTCACCAGAATCATACTCCAAGAAGTTGATATTGAGACAATTAGATTTCTTTCATCAGAGCCAGAGGTTAGAAAACTACGTCATATATGTACAAATCTTTATAAGAGCAATGAAATACCATTCCCCCAGATGACATTACATATTAATAACCAAGAACCAGTAAAAATTAATTTTTTATGTAAGTTTCCTCCAATGCTGTATGATATAAATTTTAGTTATAATAAAAATAGCAAGCAAATCACATTTTGTTTAAATTCCCCTAATAAGGCTATCAATAGTGAGGAAGTAATTTTTACAGATTTTAGTTTAAATGGCCTAGAAAAGGTTATGTTAGAAAAATATAAAATAAAATATACTATCCCGACTAGAACCAATACAAATTTTACGTTTTCCAATTTTGATAATGTACCATCCTTTGAAGGAAGGATATTAGTTTATGAAAGAAATAGCGCAGGTTCTCAACTAAGGACATATGGGGCAGGTGTGAATGTTTACATCAATGATTTTGCTCTTTACAACTATTTAGCTGAAGAAAATGACTGGTTGGGTTTGGCTGATTATTCACAACGGAAAAAAAATACACGCGTAAAACCACATACAGTTTTTGGCTATGTAAATTTCCCCTCTTTTAATGAAAACAAGGAAGCCCTAAAAATTTCGAATGAACGAGCAGATTTTATACAAGATACTATTTTTAGAAAATTATTATACTTGCTTAAAGGCGTAGTAATGTTTTCAGTATTCAATATAGATGTTGCTGATAAAAATCCGAGTTATAAGGTTTCAGAAGAGGAAAAAAATAACAATTCGAATATTAATATGGCAAATGATACTCCTCCTCAAAGAAATAGTAATAATTATAGAGAGCAAAATAATATTGACTCGTCAGTTGAAAAGTTAGGAAACAGTAATTATACGCCAGAATCTTTATATAAACCCAAAAAGAATATTCCAAAGAATTTAATTTTCACAAAGGAAGAAGGGAATATTATAGATAGGTTGAATGGTGTTAATGATTTGGGGAATAAGATTTACAATATCGTTTTTGAACTTAGCAAATTGGATTTACAAGTTCATCGATACTCAATAACATTTTTATATCGTGCTTTGTTAGAGAGCGCTACAAAATATTATACAACAAAAAATACAAGCGTAATATTTGTAGATAATTCGTTGGAAGCTGCACTCGTAAAAGTGATAAATTATCTATCAAAAAAACACCAAAAGGGTGATCCCCTTAGTATAAAGACAATTCAAATATGGGGGAAAAAAATCAAAGATGAAAAACTAATTGATAGTTTAAATCAATATATTCATCACGAACATCCTATAGATGCTCATCTAATTATAGAAAGTTGGAACTCAATGAAAGGGTATATTATTAAATGTCTTTCAGAAATATAAAACATGAAAAATATGCAGATTCGACACGAATTATGAAAACAGTAAATTCTTAAAGAGCTATCTGGATATATGTATTAGAACCATTGTGTTGCTTAAGTGACACAATTATGAAATGACTTCTATTTTTGCATCACAAAACTACTTTTAGTCTACACGATAGGAAAAGTATTCATTCCACAGGGAGGACCTATACTCCTTTAATCAGACAGATCCGAACGAGACCAAGAAACCGGATGGGTTTCAGAAATACAACTTGATGTATCTTGTCTGGAACTTCATCAAGAGGTAGTGTCAATAATCTTGCGCAAATTCTTTTTGCCTCAATCTGAAGAATAGACTCACGTGACCTGATCCTCCCGATCATAATCAATCAGCAGGTTATTCTGATCCCTTTTGTCAAACAGTTTTTTCCATTTCCTTTAAGGTATTAGAACTGACATCAAATAATAAGATGTGATGACGTACATATTACGTACGCCACTCTATAGGAAAAAGCTATTGCCATGATTATGCCTGTAAATCGCCTTTTCCCAGAAAATCCCTATTACTCCACCTACACTGGAATAATATTCAAAATGGATTCCTTGGTATAGCTCAAATTCTTCTACATTTTTAGTCTAATAAATTTTCGTATCTATAAAAGATTCTACTTTTTAGAAAAAGTGTAACTATATAAATGTAAATAGGTATTACGGATTATCTATTTGCCATATAAAATATTATTTATTATAGGAGAAAGATTATTATGTTACAAGGAAGTGGAATGACAAAAAATACCATAGAGGAGTTTAAAAAAGTTAAAAATGAACTGCAGCTTAAAAATTTTCTCAAATACTATAAAAGAGAATTATTTCAAGATATTTTTCCAAAAGAGGGTAAAAACAAAAATGATAATACAAGAGAATATACTTATCACTTATTAGAGAAATATTTAAGCGATAAATTAAACATAAATTTATATTATCTCGAAACTAAAACTATTATTCTAATAATTTTCTATGAATACATTATTTCATTATTAGAAAATACAAAAGTTAATGAAAATAATAGAATCAGAGAAACAAAAGACGCATATTTGCTGTTTAAGAGACTTATCAGTAATAATAAATTCAATGTTAAAAATAATCAGAATATAATGGAAAATTTTAATTTAACACTAACACAAAAAGACTTTGATATTTATCGCTCGTTTCGAGATCTACTATCAAAATTGTTAGCAGAAGAAGTTTTATTCCCTTTTATAGATGAATACGAGAATTTTCTATAAATATATCTTAAGTTGGGGATAGCGCTTAAAAGTTTCGCACTTTTAGTTGACGACCTTAAGAAACAGCGTTCATTCTAAAGGAAAAAGAAATAAAAGGATTCTCCTTCTATCTGGATAAATTCTTTACACGAAAATATCAAAAATTGTTCAATCGACACCAGTTTAGCAATTCGAGCTATTTTCTTGGTTCTTTTGAAGATATCTCAAACATTCTAAGATAGAAAAAGACTCAAGAAAGGAAAGCTATGTTACTACTGTCCTTTTGTCCTATAAAAATAAAGAGAAAGCTTTAGAGACATATTAATTGCTACAGATTCAGTTAATTGTAAAATCTTTTTATTTACTAAATCATCATATGCATTTTTATGAACACTAAAACCTTTCGAAAAGTCGACCACAGCACCACTATGATATGGTAAAAGATGATTCGGCTGCAAATAAAAATATTTTAAATAACTTACTTCAGTTTCATCGGTGATTATATTCGTTTGCTTCAATTCATCGAATTTATCAGATGCTGTGGCCTTACTAATATCACGAATAGGGCACAAAATAACACTTGTAATTTTTATACCATTCTGGCGATCAAGTTCACATGAATGAGAAACTACCATGGCAGGACCGAAGATAGGTGCATTCCTAAAACTCCATCCATCTTTCTGACCATCTGCGTTAATCTGAAACCGTATATTATTTGTATTTATGCATCCTAAATATTGGACATCATTGACAATATCACCTTGCCGTAGAACATTTTTCTCAATATCACTCTCAGCCATATACAT